ATTCAGATCTGAAAGAGCTCTTGCTATTGCGTTTTGCGGATCTGAATCTAAAAGTTTTGCTGCAATAGAATCATTGAATTTATTTTGCGCTTTCTGAGCGTTGAACATTGAGCTGTGCGCTGACTCTACAGAATCAAAATAGTTTTTAATCCCGTAACGTTCAAGAACTCGTTTGTTTTTATTTACCCAATTAGTCAATGATCTTGCTTGTAATTGCCCGGCTTCGTCGTAAGTTACTTTTGACATCATATCATCTGCGTAATGCCTTAACATGATATCACCTGCCTTTTCTTTTCCTACTGCTTTTATAAACTGGTCGGCACTGTCAACGCTCATTAATTTTTTCGGCCTTGCCTCTGCTGGTATCTTCATTCCGTCTGCGTATTTACCGGATTGCCTAAGCTCTGCAACAACACCTTTCCCGAATCTTCCAAAGTTCTGACTTTCTGAGAATGCTTTTGCGTTTGCATATGCTATAGCGGCGTTTTTTGCTTCTTCTGCCCCGCCCAATATTTCCTCAATCTCTGCCTTTCTTGCTTTATTGTGAGCAACTATAGCCCTCTCTTTTCCTGGAATAATTGGGGCGTCTTTCCCAAACTTACCGCGATAAGTTTTTGCTAATCTTTTAGCATATGAATCTGAACCCTCTTGTATTTGTTTCATTATTCCGATTGCATTTGCATTCTCAAGTTCTGAATATGTTTTTTTAACATCTATTGTGTCAGGGTTTAAATCATCGCCACTTTTAAGTTTTACATTTAACTCATCAAGCTCTTTCACCAACTGTTTAGGGTGAACAACATCGCCTTTATACGTTGCAAAATCTCCCTGTTCTGCTGCTTCCCCTAAAACTTTGAAGTCTTCCGCAAGGGCTGATTTAACTTTACCCGCCGCCATTTTTTCTGTTGGTGTCGCTGTTTGCGAGTAAATAACGTCATTAAGCTCTCTATCTGTAACCTGCATCCCTTTGATTGTTTTAGGTCTTTGACTATGTTTAGCATAATATTTTCCCATTAAATCTTGTGCCATTGATGGCTCGTCAACTACCTCTTTGAAAACTTTGTCAGTGTTCGGTGTTGTCATTTTATAGTTAGGTACTTTGTCCCAATATTCTTTTTCAATTTTAGAAACAGGCTCTTTTGCTGCTTTTATTTCTTCCATGACCTTTTTGCCTGTTGTTTGTGGGTCTTGTGGTGTGACTTTACCTCTTGCGGTCATTGCGGTTTGTTCTGCTGTTTTTGTTCCTTGAGCTAACGCCGCTTTTTGTTTTGTTAATTCCTCTAAGACATCGTCAATGCCTTCTTTACCTGGAAAGTTTTGCTTTAAATAATTTTGTACCGCTTCGATATTTTCAGCACGTTTAAATAGCTCATTTTCTGAAGCTATGCCGGATTGTGTTTCTAATCCTCTCTGAAGTTTTATAAGGCCAGGGTCATTTGCTAAGTCTCCCATTGTCGCTTTTAGATTTGGGATCTCTTCAACTACTTGCTGTGATGCCTCTATATTTTTTAAATACTGTGGATTACTTCCCGTATTGGCTTCTATTATTGCCGCTGCTCTTTTTTCTATTTCCTTTTCTCCCATTGCGGGGAATCTTGAAGCTATTTGATTTTTAACAAAGCCAGGTGTTTTTAAAAGTGTTCCTAATATTGGTGCAAGTGCTGCGCCACCAAACTCAAAAGTTAATCCTCTTATTAGGTCGTCACCCAAATAACCAAGTTCTTCAATAACAGGCGTTTTCTTTTGAACGTCTCCCTCTTTGGTATTAGCCCATTTTTCTATTGCATCGGCTGTTTTCTTTCCTGCTGTATATCCTAAAGCACCACCTGCCGCTTGACCCAATGGGCCACCAGGGGTTCCCGCTATCCCCATTGCTACCGCTGGCGCTGTTTCAAGTGCTGGTCTTAATAGTGGCATTGCTTCACGTGTCAAACCTTTTGCGCCTTGACTTTCACCGATTGCCTGACTTCCAGGAATACCCATTGTTGACTGTGGTAATATATTTCTTTTTTGTAACTCTGCAATAGCTTCTTGCTGTGTTGGTGCTAAAACCTCACCGGAAGATATCTTTTGCATAAGCATATCTATTTTACTTGGTGGTTGTTGTGTGGGTGTAATGCTACCCGCTACAGGTTCAACAATTTCTTCATCGCCAAAAGGATTAATATTTTCTACAGGTTCAACAATTTCTTCATCACCGAATATATTAGGCATTATTTTTTCCTGTATGTTTTACCACCTAATGTATAGGTAGCCCCTGAAGGAAGTTTGTTGTATTCTTCTTTTGTCATTTCTCCATCTGGTGTAGGCTTCCCTTTGCCTGTTATAATCTTTCTAATTAGTGCTAACCGTGGCTTGAGGGCTGTTGTCTGTGCTTTTATCCATGCGTCCAATGCTCTTGGTGACATTCTCGGGTCCATTGCTTCAACCTCTGCTTCGTGTGCCTTGTCGCTCATTCCGGCCCCTCGCATTACAGACGCAATTTCCATTAATGCGTCATTTCTTAGTGCAAGGTATTCAACAAGATCAGGGTCATTCATGTTTTCCTTATAAAACCTTTGCAAAGTACCAAACTTTCTAACATTACTAAAATTTACCTTTTTACCAGCATCAACAACATGCTTCATAATATCCGGTAGAACTTCCGCTGTCATTGCCTTCTGTCGAAAGGTAGGGTTTTTTGACAACGCATAGTCTGCGGTGGCTGTTCTAATGTCAAGCTCAGGATTTAACTCTTTGGCTCCTGCAACTATCTTATTATATGTATTACCTCTTTTTGGCAACTGTGACGCATCTATCTCGCCATTAGCCAACATTGTTGCAAGTCTTAATTCGTGTGTTGTGAGTTTATTTTGATCTGCTTTAATTTTGAGAGCTGCGAATTTTGGGTTTTCGAGTCCGTATTCATAGTTTTTAATTTCTGCCGTTCTTGTATCTTTTGTGTCTGTGGTAGCACCACCCTGAGACTTTTTATAATTCTCATACGCTTTCTGGTCAAACATAGCCAAAACGGCCTCGTGTTGTTTCGTTGCTTCGACTCTTGTTTTGTCACTAAGCATAGCCCGAGCCATTTCAATATTTCCTGACGGGTCGCGACCTTCAAGAATATCCTTTTCCGCTTCTGCTGCGTGTAGCTCGAACGGGTCTTGCTGATTAATTAGATACTGCTTTGACATATTAACCATTGCGTCTGACTCTGCGCCCATAGCTTGCTGCAACAATGGCCTCAACTCAGGATTTGCAGCAACTTCTTTGGCTATGACATCAGGGTCTTGACCGAGCAACATAGATGCTTTTTGCTTAAGCTTCTCTATTTTTGCATTTTCCGTTTTTTCACGCTGAAACTTTCCGTAACTTTCCACTGCTCCGGTAAAAGCCTGTAACCCCGGCATTATATTTGCTGGCTGTGTTGAAAAATTCGTTACTCTTGCCACTTAACACCCCCTATAATTTAGCGAATCCAAGACCAAGGCTACCAAGTCCTAAACCTAAGTTCATCATGTTTGCTGTTCCGGCCTGCCTTGATTGCGCTGCTCCAAGTATTCCGGCTGCATTTGTTGCCCCAATATCGCCCATAGTTTGCCCGATTTGCTGTTCGTTTGTTCCGAGTCCTGCCAATCCTTGCAAACCTTGTAACTGTTGACCATATGCACCTGAAAGAGCTTGGTTTTGCAATTGCGTATTGTAGTCATATAAAGCGCTTTGCACATTTCCAGACCTTAACCCGCCTGTTTGCGCTGCGTTTCTCATTACGCCCTCCTCACCCGCTTGCTGGCCGCCCATCATAGCTTGATAATACGGCGATGCTTTCGCCTGATCTATCATTTGCTGCTGTGCTTCTTGCGCTCCGGGGCCACCACTGAAAATATCGTTAAGCCGTGTTAGTGCTTGCTCTTTGTATTCCTGTGGCAACCTGTTTATTTCTTTTAGATAATCAAGTTGTTGTGTCATGGCTTCGGCTTGCGTGCTTGCTGCTTTCTTTGCTGCTTCTTCGCCCGTTTTGCCTGTTATGTCGTCTTTGGCATCCATAAGCATATCTGTTCCACTTTTGCCACCTATACTTATACCACCGTGATCAATAAATCTTTCAGACTCTTTTTTTATTTTATCAAAAACGCCCCAACTCATAATTTACTCCTTTTAGCTATTAAAGTGACCTTCGGCCATTATAAATCTGTATGCTCGTACCAATCAAACAACCAATTCATCCAATTTGATAATGCTGTATCGTTTGTTATTCTAACTAGATATTTTGCATTTGGTGCTAAAACAACCTCGTTGCTTGCTCTAACCTCGCCGCCTACCTTATTACCTGAGCCTAATTTATAACGGGGGCCAATTGTTCCGACTGTCGTTATAGTCGGAGTGTGGTACATCAATATTCCATTCGCTGTAACAGAATTAAGGTTCCTATTAAAAACCGTCATGGGTGTTCCGTCGCTTGATGTTGTAGTGCCCAGGTATAAGATTATATTCGCTTCTGCTTCTGAGTCAGCTTCGAATAAAAAATGCCCCCACTTCCCAGTGATAGGCGTAACAAATAAAATATCATAAACCTGCCCGTTTGAAAGGTCTATCCAATCTTTGTTAAAGAAATGACTTCCTTTATGTATTTCATGGTGAGCATGGTCTATTGTTGAGAAAGATCCAGTTGTAGCATCTTGTAAATATTCTGTACCAGAAGCAGCGTATGGGGTAATCTTTAGCTGACTATTTGCATTCACTGAAATTCCGCTTTCTAACTCTTCAAGGGATATTTTTAAATTCCCTCCATTGGTGGCGTTTATATCTGTTACTGTATTATCAGGCCTTGTAGCTTGAAGTCTTGCCACTACAGACCGAGTTTTTAATATTACGGCATTAGAAAGCGTAACAGCATCAGCGGTATGAAATAAAAGCTTAACAGCATTATATCCAGCTGTTATAGGTAGTTGGAATGTTCTTGACGTATATTTTGTTGCGCTTGCGCTTTCATCGATTACTGTTGTAAAAATACCCCCACTATTACCTATTTGTATTTCTGTGTTTGAGAAATCACCAGAAAATGAACCAAGACCTATAACATTACCGATTATTGTTCTATTAAAGTGGATCAATATTTCCTTCGGGTTTGTTGCTGTTATATTTGTTATTATAGAATGTAAGTTGTCGAATAGATCGGTTACACTGCCACTAAAATCTCCTATATCTGATTGATCATTCCATACGTCTTTAGAATAAACTGAGTCACCATCGACAGGGAAAGGGTTTTGAATGCCAACGTTGTTATATTCTTTGTCGTTCTCGTCTCTGTATGAAATTACAGCTTTTACGAGTTCTGTATCGTCTTCGTCTGTTACTTTATCGCCTAATCTATGACTTGTTGGTTTTGCATAAACAGAACTATAAATAGTTTGTATTCCGAATTGCATAGTCGGTGTTATTCCGTTTGTGTACACAACTCTAAAGTATCTTGCAACCGGGTTAGGCTCCCAGAATTTGCGGCCACCAGCACTTATGCTGTATGGTTCATCAAAAATTATTACTTGGTCTGGACTCTGTTGAAAGCATACACCCTCACTTGCTGAGGCTTGGTCAGACCACACCCCGATTTTAATACTTGCATAATCTTTGATCTCTTCCCAACCACCAGTAAAAACTCCACCGTTTCCAAGATTTGCAACGGTGCTATTTACTATTGATAAAGTCCCTGTTATTTCCTGAACTACCATATTTCTAAGCTTGGTCATTAAGCCCACCATCCTGTATTTTCATTGTAAGATATATCAAGTGTCTCTGTATCGTATATTATAAGCGTTGCGTTATCACCTTCTAACTCTTCAAGCCCGAATGGTGTTAAGTTGGCAACGTTATTTGTTGAGCCAACGTTTGTTATTTTATGTGGTTCTCCGTCTGTGCCTTCCGGTAAAAGCAAAGTTATATCGGCTATGTCTGTGTCAGCATAGATTATCTCGTCTTCAAACTGTATCGAGTAGGGAGACATTGCGGGGGTAACATAAACCGTTTCTTTTATTCTTCCTGCGCTCTGAATTATTCCTGTGACTTTCAAAAGACTTGACGCCGTGTCCCAAAATAATTTGGAAGCATCGGAGGTTAGTTTCCCGCCTTCTGCATATGGTATCGAACCATCTAAAAAATCTGTGGGTATATCTTCAATTTTTTGATCAATTTCTACGTCGATAACTTCAGATAAAGTTACAAGGTTGTCAGTAAAGTTAAGCCACTCTTCAATAATAGGAGACGCCCAATCAGTCAACTCATTAAGCTCAGTTGCACTTAGAACCATACGTCTCAATCTGTCTATTGTGGCAGGATCAGCCATAAAACCCCTAACTATATGTCAATTTTAAGTTACAAAAATTCATTCTCGACTTAGAAGCACCACGAAATTTAAGAGATGCCCAATTAGGGACATAACCCAAAGCTCTTGCGTAAAACCTTTTATTGTATTCATTCGGGCCACCGTAATCTAACCAATATTCACCACTATGGGTTAACCCGTCGTATGATACAGAAAAAGCAACGGTTGCGCCATCTGTTGCCGTGTGGCCCGGTATCGTTTCTATTTCTATCTGATCCATCGACATAGTTTCAAGCTTCATCATCGGTGTATAGATAATCCATTCCGAAATATTCCCGTAATGTGTAGCTGAATCGTTATCTAAATAGCCTATTGTGCTGTCTTGCTTGTCGCCATATACCCATTTAGCTGAACGAGCGTCATTCACTCCGTTTATCGCTCTGTATTGAGTGTTGCCCTGAACATCTGACTTTAATATTGTCCATGCTGAGTCTAACCCGAATTTATTTGCAATACTTTCATTAAAACAAAGTGTTTCGTTTGGTAGATGAACCAATACAAAAATAACATTATCCTCTGTACGTCCTTCCATCCTCATATCTGAAAGCTCTGGCTCTGTGTATTCTTTTAATATCTTGTCAACTTCACGGCTTGATATCTTTTGAGCGCTTCCGGTTCCGATAATATGAACGCCCACAGCGTCGTCTTTACGCCCACCAGTAATATAAAACTTGTTCCCTACCTCAACCTTTGCATGTGTGGCAACTATCCCTATTTTCTGCGCTCTTGTTTCTAATCGAGTGAAAGCAAATCCAGAAGATTGAGCATTATACACAAAGTATTCAAGCGAATCACGCCCCCATACCATTATTTTGTTTTCTGAATTTTGGCTTAAACCTAAAGATTTGTCTGGCATAAACTCAGCTGTTGCAAAACTTAAAGGATTTATTGAACTTTCACTTGATAAATCTGTGTGATAGAGATATTCTCCGTCAGTAAAAAAATAAAACCCTGGCGAAGTCCAAACCACATCTATTGGAACTCCTATATCAGAATCTGTTATCTGTGAGAAACCACCAGTAGGGCTGTATAAATAAGCCTCACCGCCTGCTACTATACATTGAGTATTAAAGCTATAAGCTTTCATTGTGGCTTGTTCTGTGCCTGATATTGTGCCTAACGTTGTAGTATTGCCACTTGCATCAACGCTTATAAGACTTGTCCCTGATAGCCTATATTGCGCACTGAAACGCTCGTTATAAATTGCGCCCCTGTCCTTGCCTTGACCCGTACCTAATTGCGTTAAGCCAGGATATTGAATCATGTAACCCTCAGCACCTAAAATCTGCTTCTCAACAGCGTACATATTGACCGCTAAAGAATCTCTATAGTCTGTCTCAAGGCTATTGGCTATATTATCGCCTTTAATGATAGGTATTTGAGTTTCAGGCAATGTCGATAATCTCCAAGTCAAAGTTTATTAATCTTGTTTCAACTCTTCCGGTGCTTGTTGTTGCAACGATCTTAACTTGCTCAAGTCCTTCCGTTGTTCCTGTTGCACTGATCTGATAAGAAACGTCTGGAGTCGTGAGAGAGTCAGACACTATAGTTAATCCTGTTGTTGCTTCGATTGTGTAGGATGCTATCGTTTCAAGGTCGATTACAAAGTCGTCAAAATGCTCAATAAAGTTATTAATCTCACCTGATACCATTCTATTTGTTGCACATGTTGGTGGTGCTTGTGCTGCAGGGTGAAAGAATTTATTGCTATAATATCTTCTATGACCTGAACCTTTCGGCATACGGCTTGGCGCTTGTAATTTTGTGATAATAGCAGTGCCGCCACTTAAAAAAGTATATGCCCCCGATTGTCGTCTAAATAATGTCGGGTCTATTTTATCAGCCATACCCTTACCAAAATAAATAGTCAGGCGTACTGCAAGGCATAAAGCAAAAGGAATCCTATATTCCCAAGGTATATTGGAGGATGAATTAACATCGGGCGTGTCTTCGAAATTATACCCAACACAAATACCGCTTTTAAAATATTCGTGTGCCATTCCTTCGAGTTCTTCAAGTGCTGTTACAATTTCGCTTGCAGTCGGTACACTTGTCAACCCCGATATTCTAAGCTGCTCGTAAGCCTTGTTTATACAATCACCCTTCAAATGCTGTGCCATCTTTAAGCCTTTAACTTTTCTCTAAGGGTTGATATTCTTGCCTTTTCCCAATTTTTAATCCCGGCTTGTCTTGCATCGTCTCTTATTTTTGCATTACCTTTTAGTACTTTTGTTTCTTGGGCTTTGACTTCGGTTTTTGTTTCTTCTTTGGCTTCTTCATGTTCGACAATTTCCTTTTCTTGCTTTGGTTCTAACTCTCTGTAGGCATCCTCTGGACTAAAAAACCAACCCGGCGTTAAATTACCGTCGAACGCTGCAGAGTTAATCCTTAAAGTATTACACCTTAACCCGTTTATTTCTTGCTGTGTTCCTATTTGATAAAGTATAACAGCCATTGCTACTCCAAAACTCACGGACTGTTTAAAGTCCGTGGGTTAATTAATTAATCTAATCGTCTGCTGAAGCAGTACCAATAATACCACCTGTGCCAGCGCTTGAAACGTCTTCGTTGTAGTAATTTTCAAACAACATGCAAGTATCAGCGACAATAGATGCTGCTTTTGTCGCTAAATTACATACAACATTGTTGTTCTGAATAACACCCGTTGATCCTGTCAAGAGTTCAATAACTGGCTCCGTACCAAGAGCACCAGTCCCACCGTTAATAAGCAGGTTGTTGGCTATAACCAACTTAGTCGATAGAGTTGTGATACCTCCGATGTTAGCCGTTGAATAATCGCCCTGAATCGTGTTACCAATTACTTTAGTTCCGTCTGTGTCTGCTGTGAATTTAATAGCGTGAACAGAACCGCCAAGGCCGTTATCAATGTCGCAATTCTCAACCGTTGCAAAATTTGAATCGTCATTAGTTTGAATAGTAATAAGAAACTCATCCGTTGCAGTTGTCTCGACATCAAACCTACAACCTCGAATAGTTGCAAAGTCAACGCCTGCATCAATATCAACACCGACAACAACACTTGTAACGTTAGCGTGAAAATTAATATTCTCAACTGTTACGTTGTTTGCACCGATTACAAAAGAGCCTGCTGCGGCTGTATAGTCAACCCTTGGCATGTTATCGCCAGAACCAAGGCCAATAATAGAAATCCCTGCAACATCTGCATCAATTGCGCCCGCTGTTATTATCGCTTCTGTATGATTGGGCATAACATAAATAATATCACCTTTGTTTGCTGTGCAAAGGTTTATTGCTGCGTCTATTGTTATAACTGCCGTTGCTTTTGTTTTGCCTGAGTTATTTATTGCTCCATTTACTGAATCAACATAATATACATCCCCAGGTGCCTTTGCACTAAGTAAGCTTGCTATGTCGCTTCTGCCAACCTGTAAACCTGTGTGGTAAAAATCTTTAGCCATTGTTTGTACTCCTTTGTTCTGAGGACGCGTCACAATTGACGCGCCCAAAGGATTTAATTATTATTCAAATGTGTATGCTGGGCTTGAATCAACTGCAACACTCATTAGGCTTAGTATAACCCACCCGATCGTGTCATTCGCCCAAAGCAATACCGCTGTATCTCCGATAGCGTCAAGAGCTATTACAGTCCAACCATATGAGGTTGTCGGTGTTACGTCGATATCATTACCGTTAATTGACTGTAGAACTAAGACTTGGCCAGGCTCACCGTCAGGCAGAGTTAATGTTGTTACTGCGCCCGCTGAAGAATCAAGCTTTACAAACGGATGAGTTACAACGCATGTATCTGTCGTAGCAGCAAGAACCTGTGTAATCTGGTCTGTTGAATAAGGCTCCTTTGATCTCTGTCGCCATTCAATATTTCTTGTGAATCCCATTATATTTCTCCTTAGTAAATATGAGGGCTGCAAGCAACCCCCTTAATTATTATGTGTAAGTTACTGCAACACCAACTTGGTCAGGCTTTGCAACCGTCAAACCGTACCATGTGAACAATCTAAACTTAAAAGTTAGAGAGTCCATATCACCACCGTAAAGGAAATACATAGTCAAGCCGTTTTTCATTTTCTCTTGACGTACTTTCATACCTTCGAACTGAGAAAAGAACTGTGCAGGAATGTTGCCCCGGATAACCTCAACGGCTGATTTGTCCCAAAATAGATTAGTCTTTTGGGTTGCATCAACGTTAATACGGTTAATGGTTGCAGCGTTTAAAGCTGTTGTGTCAACGTTTGCATATGCTTTTTCAAGCACTGTCAATGCTGCGTCGTCTGCTGCAATCGGCCGAGGCCATAGGGTAATGCTTGTACCTGCAGGCTTTGCAACAACTGTAAACTGCATATCTTCGCCACTGTTAGTTTTATCCATCTTACCAAGGGCTTTGATAGTCACACCAGTGTTAGCAATAGTAACCTTGTCACCGATTGTATAACCGCTTGAATCGGCTACAGTAAAAGTAGCTTCACGGTAATCATAGTTAGTAACGATGTTGTTAGTTACAACCGTTCCGGCTCGTGGTGCAAAAGAGTGATTGCCTGTTACTGTTGTTGGTGCATCTGCTGCGCCTGTAAGGTTTGGAAGAAACGAACCTTCATAGAGCTTAAATCCTGCAACAGACCCTTCGCCAATACGCCCTTTTTCCCATGCACTTTCCGCTCTGCCTGTTACATTCTGACGTGCTGCCAAGTCTGAGCCAAAAAACATGCTATCTCGAGTATTAAAGAGAAAACATTTTTCGGTTTCAACGTTCTGCCTTTCACGAAGCATGGCACCCGCCGGAGAGATAAAATCATACCCGCTTGTGTCGTTTGATCTGTAGTATAATGCTGCCTTTGCTACCATTTCGTTTGCAATTGCAACGTTAACCGCCGAAGATTGTTTTCTGCCTGATTCCATTGCAGCGTCTACCCAGTATTGTGTGTCTCTGAGTTGATCGGCTCTCTGGTCAATTCTATCATTTACAGGCGTTCCGAGTGATGCAAGATAAGCCTCAGAAATAATATCAGTAGCCTGTCCGCTTGTGTCCCAACCTGTGATTAATGGTCGGTGTTGCGGTACTGGTCTGATAATTACATTACCGGAATTTTGCATAGCTGCACCGTCTGGTTCAACAGAGGTTACCATCGGAAGAAGAATATCCTCTTGCTCATGCGTTTCAATTGCCTTTTCCATCATTAACTCTATGGTTTTAGCTGTATTAGCCATTTTATTTACTCCTATTTATTACCAGCTTGTAACATCTACCCCGGAAGCCTTGGCTTTCTTCCTAATTTCCCACGCTGCATCATCATCGTTTTTCTTGTGCGCTGCATCGTATTGTTTTTTAAGTCGAGAGTCCTTTACTGTTCCCGGTGCTGTAGATATATCTCCGTTAGCCGTTGCCGCCGGTGCTGGTGCTTTTGTTTTTGGTTTCCCCGAAGTTACACCTCGGAGCCTTGCTTTTTGTTCACCTAAGAAGATACCCGCCGCAATTCCTGTTGTGTCTTCTCTTAGCAATGCCTGAAACTCTGCAAGCTTTGCTTTGTTTCTACCAAGAAAGTATGGTATTTTTTCTGAACCTTCGCCCAATTTAGATAGATAGAACTCTGTGTTCTGTTCTCCTTGCCCTGGGAATATTGATTCAATAGCGTTAATGACTGTTTGTTCTGCTGACTTATACACATCACGATTGATCTTTTTCTCTGTGACAAACTGCTCAACTCTTTCGTAATGCACTTCAACGCCTTTTTCTATTGATTCTTGAAACTTCTTTCTTTGGGCTTCTATCTCTTTTTGTTTGTCTTCGAGTCTGATTCTCTGTATAAGGTATTGATCTTTTGCTTCCTCATACTCGTTATCGTCGTCAAAGTCTAAAGGGTCAGGCCGTTTAAGCTCTATTGGTGCTGTGTTGGTCTTAGCAGCTTTGGTGGCTTCAAGTTCAGCTTTTAAGGCTTCGTTCTCGCTTTGCAACGTAGATTTCTGCCTCTTCCATTTGTCCTTGGCTCTGATGTGAGTTGCTACAGGGACATCCGGTAGCGTTTCCGCTTCTTCTTCTCCGGTTTCTTCCCAAGGCTCAAGCTCTCTTGGTTCGACCTCTTCTGTTTCTTCCTCACCGCTTATTTCATCGGTTTCAGTTTCTTCAGTTTCGGTTTCTTCAAGTTCTTCTTCAACCTCAACTACATCGTTTTCAATTTCTTCTGTTACTTCTGATTTCTCAGGTGTTGCCATGTTTTGACCTCATGTAAGGTTGTGCCTTGTGTTAACTCACAAGTAAGTTTGCTTTATCCGGTGAGCTCCGTATGTTATTCACCCTCTTTTAAAATATCGCACGAGGGTGTTTCTTCAAATCTTACAAATTTAATAGTCTCTTTCCCTTCGAGCAATGCCTTTGCAATCCTATGTCTACCATCCATGCAATACCCTTCTTCATCTAAGATAATAGGATACGACAAATCAGCATCTAATACTTTCTTTATGTGGTTAACAAATTGTTTCATGCTGTTACACATAGGGCATAAACTATAAATATTTAAAGCAGACATAGGCATTTCTTGCACGGGGAGGTCTTTTGATTTATCAATAAGCCTACTAACAAACCATTCTTTTTTACCGTCTACAAAAGTTTGGTTCTTTATTCCGTGCGTATCTATGATGTTTACTTTCATATATCTCCCATAAAAAAAGGCTTTAGATTATAGCCCGATACGCAAAACGTTGCGTCGCTTCTATTACCTAAAGCCTTGGTTGTTCCAATAGCTTCTAACTTAAAATGTTTTGGCGGCGCCCTATGTCTCATAGAGCTTTAACACCGAACCCCTACGGGACCACCACTTTTAGTTTTACTTTATGTTTATATATCCACCACTAAAGTTCTCTGATACTTTCTTCTTTCTTAATCAGTGTTATCTTACCACTCTCAATACTTATTGTCAATTTACCATACCACTTTCGGGCGGTTAAGTCTGTAATAAATTTGATTAGAGATGTTAGCTTCATTAAGCCCCCATAGCAATTTGTATTAACTCATCGTCTTCCATATCTTCAAGCGCTCTATCAACTTGCTTGCTCATTTGCTCAGACCTCTTATAGTCAATCTCAGCCCCTACCTTTTGAGCGTCTATCTGTATGCTGAATCTATCGGTCATTGCTTCGAATTTTTCAATCATTCGCTTAACGTCTTCATTCTGCGAGTTAGCGTTGATCTTCATTACTTCAATCTGATTCTTTTCGTGTCCGACCTTGGCCTTTTCTAACTCCGCTAAAGCTAATTGCATAGCTGCATCCGGTTGCTCAGGCTGATTTTTAATCTCTTCCATCATTTGTTTTTCTTCGTCTGTCTCTGGCTTCTTCACGCCCATTCTGATCAACTCATTTCTAAAGTATTCTCTCATGTCGCCAAGCTCAACACCATCCATCATGGAAAGGACTTCAAGTTCTATTACTGTTCGCTTAGGATCGCCAGGGGCCATGCCTTGCATTAATACCATGAGTTTTTCTATTGTCTGCTCTTTTTGGCTTCTATATGCTGGGCCTATATTTGCTGTGACTTCAAACTCTGCATTGTTAATGTTGTTTAGAGTTACTGTTTCGCCTGTTTCTTCATCGACTATGAACTGCATAATCTCTGTTGTTTCTCTCGAACCATCGTTCTTAGTCAATACAACCTTTCGCGGTGTGTCGTATATCTGTGCCGCCATACTTGCATATACTTCGCCATCTCTGCGCTTTGCCGTTGCGAAATTAATCTGATAAATTGTGCTTTGCTCAGAGATGCTTGACTGCATCATGGAAACGGTTTTGCTTGCTATTTGAACCGAGGGGTCACTGATCTCTTTCGGTAGCATTGACGGTGCAACGTCTTCAACTGATTCTCTTGTTAACGGTAGCAACATGGCCATTGCTTGCGGTATTTCTTGGTTCGGTGTAACACCTATGGGGCCGAGGGGTAATGGTTGACCTGTTGTGGTATTGATGCTGTTCATCATGCAATATGGGTAATCATCGTCAGGCCCGGATTGCTCGTACATGTGTTCGAACCCTGCTATCTGCTCCTTAGTATAAATCGGCTTTGATCTTGGAGACAACAACAACGAAGCAAGATAATTATACACAAAGTTTCTTAATCTTTGTGGGTCTTTTGCAAGCCTAACGAATCCTTCGTAAAATTCAGCACCCTCTACAAAAGTATGCTCCCCGTAAACAGGTATAATAGGAATATGAATTCCGGCTATAACTTCACCCTCGCGTTCTTCTGTTTCTTTGTTCATTTCTCCGTTGAGTATCTCACGACCATCAACTATATATTTTCTTACTTCCCATGTTGTTATTTTCTTTTCGCCTGTGACTTCCCAACCTTCTGATTCAAGCTCATCTTTTACTTTTTCGACTTGGTTTTCTAAAAACTTGACCTCTTCTCCGAGTGGGTCAGTGTATGTCAAGAGTTTTGTTTGTATCTTCTTTCTGTGATAAAAGTTGCCAATATAATAAACTTCATCTGTCCCGGTAATGTGCCACTGAAAATCTTCTGACCTTGCCGGATCTTTAAAACTTGTGATACCTACATCATCAGGGTCAACACCTGTTAGCCCTGCAACTTCGTCTCTGTATCCGTCCTCTGAATATGCTGCAATCTTTGTTACTCTGGTTGCGTCTGATTTGTCTTTATACTTTGCGTTAGAATCCCAAAATACAGTATTAACAGCCTCAAATATAGGTCTGCGCTTAACGACCTGCTTCTCTTCGTAGTTCATCTTGGAATTGTAATCTGTGTATAATTCCCATGCACCGACACCGCAAACTATTTGGTCTGTTCTTGCGTTTGAATATGCTTCTATGGATTGGTTGTTGTTGTCGTCTGTTCTGTATAGTCCATCTAATAAATCGGCTCCGTCTTCTCTTTCTTCATCAACAGGAATAAAATCTAACTGAACCGGGTTCTCTTCACCGTCTGATTGTATTTGTCTACCTGCTTTATGCAATAAGTCAAACTGCCCGAGGTAACCAAGTTGTGTATTTTCTGTGATCCATTCGTCATTTTGTGTTAAGAAATAGAAAACACGGTCGTTGCTTGCTTTCTCTCGCATTTCATAGCCGGATTCATAATCCTTATCAACCATCTTTGCTATCTGTTCGTGTGTTAGTGGCATTACCTGCCCCCCATTCTTTTTCTTGGTGTTGGCATTACAAAAGGCATAACAGGCATGTTTATTTCGCCTTGCTTTTTAGCATATCTACGCATCATGTAAGCATATCGAGCCGCGTCAAGTATGTCATCCATAACCTTAACAATCTGGCCTTTCTCATTTCTGTGGTATTGTCTGTGTTCTGCCATAAGGTCTGGTTGACCTTTGAAGATTTTATATGTTCCTTTGCGCTGACGGTCCCCGATCTCATAAAGGCCACTCTCGACAGAAACGCCTCCTTGTTGCCAAGTCGCATGTTCGTGAACGAGTGAAAAACCTGCTTTGCTCCAGTTCTCTTTCTGTTGCATTGCTACGTCCTTTCCTTTTTCGTGCATTAAACCATCTGGAGGCCATGCTACCGGGACACCTCGTGTCCATGAGTTAGTAGCCCCCCAAGCGTCGTTAGCACTAACTTTTGAAGCTTTCCAACTATTTGTTATATATACTATATCGTTGTCCGGGTCAATTGCTAATTTTGCGAAGGCTTGCGGATGATCCCAACCAAAGTCCATTCCGCATATTACATTCCAGAAATCAGGTATTTCGAAGGGTTCGCACAATATGTATTCATCTGCTATATCGTAAATTCTGCCATGCCCCAACATCGGCTCACCTTCTGAACGCATCTTTCTTTGATATGCAGGATATTGGGCAAGGAGTCTTTCTTTTTTCTCTTCTGTCATGTGGGGGGCATCATTCCATCCGATCTGCATGTATGATTGTGTCTTAGATGGTGTGTCGCTGAATTGCATGACAAGTTCTGTTCTTCCGTTTTCAGGCGTGAATGTATATATAATTCGTCCACCCTTACCACGATCACCATTAATGGTTCTGGTTAAAAGTTGAGGTCTTATTGTCTGATCTCTTGGCTCTTCGTCTACATGAACCCAATCAACAACATCACCCATAATAGCGTGCTGACCCTGAGTATATGACCAGAATTGAATTACAGATACTCCGAGCTTATGCTTAACACGAACCGTCCTCATCGCGTTAACTGTCCCTTGCGCTGATTCTTGGCTGTGTATTTTATCTTTAGGTATTAACCCACCAGCAAAACCAATGCCGGGAGTATAAACACCGAACAATTCATTTTGCAGTAAGTCTCTTGTCTTCTCCATTGAATATCCCAAGCACCAGCACATTGGAGGGAAATCAAATTGGTGGCCTGGATAGTTCTCAGGGTATTCTCCGGTTAAATGGTAAGAGTCAATTGTTGTACCTACTCTTGTTTTCCCGATCTGATTTGCAGCGCATAAGCACGACTCAAAATATTCTTTAGTTCTTGCACAGAATTTCATCTGCCACTCATAGAAGGAGAGAAACTGGCGCTTTAACCTGTTAGCGTCAAATCTGTTCTTCTTCTCTTCAAGTGCTGCGATGAGAACAAGTTTATCTTTTCGGTTCTCAGGTATATTAATCGCTGTCTGCATCCAAACCGCCCATTAACGATTTAATTCTATTGTCCAGTTCTTCGTCTGTTTCTTTGTTTATACTTCCGCTGTGTTCGTGTTCTTGTCTTACACTAAACTCATCTTTCTTCTTTCTTTCAAGAAATTTAAGAGCTAAGTTACCATCATTTTTCATGTTATCGATTACAGATTGGCGGGCTTTAAATACAGGGTCTTCCTTAAGTAGCTCTTTTCTGTCGGAAAACTCAGGGTTGTCTTTACAGTACTTATAAAGCGTGTCAGGGTGTATATCTGCAAATAAACAAGCCTCCCTGTCCGTGCACCCAAGCAAAAAAGCAGACTCAAGTTTTCCTATTGTCTCTGTTGTCATTTTAGTAGGTCTACCCCCTGCCATAAATCACCCCTTATCTGCTAAAAAACAAAGCAAGCGTGTTATGTTCCACTTGTTTACATAGAATATTGATACCTGCGTTAATTTGCTTTTGTATCAAATCGTGTTTCGCCATAGCTATTTCAAACTCAAGGTTGCTTTCTTCATTCTTGCGAGCTTTTTCGTGAAATTCTTTGTAGCCATCCATCATAAAACCCTCCTTCCGGTTTATCCGGTTTTAATTTTGTCTCCACTCCGTTAGAGATGTTGCTTTTAGCTTTTTAAACACTTGATTTTACAAACTTTATTAAAACAGTATTTAAAACCATAATAACACACATTCTTTACAAAATAAATAGGGAATAATGCTAACACTCTTATGATATTGCATATATCCTCTTTATTCATATTAATCCGCTTCTATAGTTGTCGTCCCTGTTAATGATATTCCCGTTGTTCCTGTTGCTGATATTACTGTAACATTACAAGCTGTCTCCCATCCTATCGTACCGAGATATGTATCTCTGTAAGAGCCTATCAATAACCCGTCTGAGTCGACTATGTTATCCGCTGCTACACCCGTCAAGTTATCAGACTGATCTGAAATGATTCGGTTATATTCGTCAAGCGTCACATTGTCGTATTGTATGTGATTCCGTACAAAATCTGAATCAGATACAGACGGTGTTCCTGTATCCAAAAGCTCATTTTGCATAATATTTGTTGTTGTTATGTGTCCCCCAACTTTATAACTATTTAAGTCTCTATTCGCTCTAAAGTGGATAGCGGCATTATAAAAAGTATTTCTGTATATGAAATTATTGTCTTGAGCTCCGGGGGTTGTTATATCTCTCGTATCTTCAAAATATAAAGCAGTCGCATGATTACTAAAAAAATTAAAGCATATTTCAATGTCTTGCTCATCATTGTACACCCCTATTTGTTGTCCAGAAAAGCCCGTTTGTGTGTTTGAGAACTCATTGTGCCTAATTGCCACATGGTCATTTCCAAATTTTAAAAAAAAACCCCCACCGTACTGCCCCGAAACCGAGTTGTCTTGCACTACTAAATACCTATTTGAATATGCCATTATTGCGTAACTATGCGATTCTTGAAACGCACTTAAAAAAGTATTTTTATGGACGACCATATTAAGTAGCAAGTCCCCTTCCGCACTGTTAATATGAGACTGGTTATGCCCGTCTGCCGGAGGTGTAAGAACGGATAACATATTTGAAAAAGTACAGTTATATATAGTGCTATAATCTGAGGTTGCGTAAGTTAATGAATAAAAATAAGTATTATTAAATGTTGTATTTTCAAAATAAGTATCGTTTTGAGTAGTATACCAACAATACCCGAAAATTCCGGCGTTATCAACTTCTGATTGACCGTTCATAGTGACAGTTTCACCTGGGTAGCCAAGGTAGGCCAAAGGGTTTGTTGAGCTTATAGGCACTCTTGCCGTATGCCTATCATTTGAACCCCCATTTTTTGGGAATAAATAAGTGCCTGTTCTAAAATACACTATTTTCCCTGTATGGTCCGATAACCAGAAATCATCCAAAATAGCAAGCGGGGATAATATTGTGCCCGTATTACCAGAATTTCCGTTTGCTATATCCACAAATAAAAATCTATCTGTACTATCAGTTACTGTGACAGTGTAACTTTCAATATCAGTGCTTGACTCTGAGTCAGTTACTTTAACAGTTACGCTATGTGGAGAGCCTGAAACTAACGGGTTGGGCCACGAAATTTCCCCTGTATCTGGATTTATTACCATGCCCGAAGGCGCCGTTGTTAACTCCCATGTAAACGGATACGTGCCACCAAATGCGGATATAACAACTTTATATTCTATCCCAGGATAAGCAAATTTAATTCTATTGTTTGCACCCACCTCGTCAACATTAATTATATCAAGAGGATAATTAGCCGCGAATGAGCTAACTGATAATAAAGAAATGACCAAAATGAATAGTATTTTTTTCATTAGTTAACCCCTATTGCTACAAGTATAGCCGCGCTTTCGTTTGTCGCCGTTATTGACTTTGTGTAATCCCCAGCGGTAACATTTTCTTGATACCATGCACCGACACGTGATGAAGAAGGTTCTACTAATATCCCAACCGTAGGCAACATGTCTACCGGCGGAGTTATAACTGTTTCTGGATCATCTGAGCCCCAAGTAAAAACAAGCATGTCACCCTCTGATGCTGTAACAGGTCCAACGGACGGAGCGTTTGGTGGCGCAATTCCTACTGCGCTATTTCTTATAACCCATGTACCTGATGTTTTTTTGTAGAGTGTTATAATACCAGAACATTCAACAGAGGTTCCAAAGTTATAACTTGCAGGTTCTGATGAGGCTATTCTGTAATAAGAACCTATTCGTGCGCTGGAGTACGGACTTTGCTGTATGAGTACCCAATCGGTCGTCGTAAAAGATCCGACATCGTCATTATTGAGAGAAATTAGCATTAAATCGCCATCTACAGTATTAGCCGGAACATTAATAATACAACCTGAACCTGTGTTTGTTCCTGTCTCGAAAGAGTTATACGAGATTGTTGGAGATGTCTGCGTACTCTGATTAGCAATAACCCCCATGATTCCAGCGCCACAATACCCGTTTATAGGAATAACTATAAGCAATAAAATAAATAATATATTTCTCATTACGGTGTTTCCTCAACAAAATTTGTATATTTACTTTCAAACATCCAGGTTAAGGTTCCATTTATATTGGAACAAAATCCAACAATTTGTTCACCTAATGTATCAGCAGTGTTTTGAATATGCTCATCCGCTGCCATCGCTGCACCATTCAAGAAGAAGTTAGCACCAGTATCTGGTTCAATATCAACTTGAAATTCATCACCGACCATAAATATAACGTTTCCTCCGGCGTGTGCAGCGGGTAATGTAAATACATGATCAGCGCCAGTAGCCTTATAATTTGATATTACCTTATTTGAAGTCTCTGCAACAGTTAAAACAGATGGAGTTGCAACGTCCGATAAATCTGAAACGGCTAAACTCTTAAATCTTATATCTACCCAATCAAAATCATCATTACCAGCATTATACAATATTGTTGACCCGTCTACTGTAGGCAAAGTGTCATAGCTTAAAACATACTGTACAGCAGTGCTATAAAACGAAAAAAGCTTGCTTGCTAAACCTGTTATTCCCGACACATATCTCCATTTTCCGTCAGCGTCAGGTAGTGTTACAGTGCTTGTGTATGTTTGAGCGCCTAACACATTCGAGCCTGTGAATGTGTTATCTCCTGCAAGTGTCGGCAATAATGTTGATGCAACCTGGCCCATTTGTCCAAATTCGTCAACGTTAATGTACGATGTTAGGCCTGCGCCTGGTGCTGCCCCTATCGGCAACCTCCACGACCTATTTGCTATAGTAGCTCCGCCCTGTAACGCTGTATAAAATGTATCTGCTGGGTTCCTTAAATAAATTATTGTCCCGCTGTTTGCCGTACCGTCAAGGCATGGCCCTTCCGTACAATCTGAAACGCCTGAGACTGAATATAACTCTGTGTTATTTTCGTTTTGCTTTGTCCATGCCTGATTTAGTGTGTCTGTCGAAACGACTGTCTGTTGTGCTGCGTACACAACAACACAGATATAAATAAACAAAGCCGGAACGCTTATTAATATTTTCTTAATTCTTTTCATTATGGTATCTCCGTGTCCATAGTTGTATTCCATAAATCTGTCATAGCAGTATTCCACCTATCTGTCATTGGCGTGTCCCAGTATGTCGAAGAGCTTGTACCACCTACGCCAAACCTTGAACCTCCGAATTTATCAGCGCCAAACTCCTTAAACCCAAAATTGGCAAAAGAAAAAGTTACGGCGCTCAACATTAAAATAATTAGTATTGCTATTTTTATTGACTGCATCTCCACGCTCCTGTAATAACAACCTGATTCGCTGATCCCGTTTCTGCAAAAACCAATCTTTGATACCCTGCAAAAATACTAACGCCCGAAGCTGGGTAAGGGTATACTGTTCCGCTTGTAGCACTTGCTACAACTTGAACAGCAGGGCTCCAAGTTGAACCGTCATTTGAAACCTGATATGATATTTTAAGTGTTCCTGTCCCTGTAAAAAGAGGCTGAATACTAAAATAACCCTCATATCCTGATTTTCTAATAATAGTTAAACCAGGTGATTCAGTGTCTGTTGCTCCAGCAGCGATTGTTCCAACTAAACTTGTGATGTTGTCTTTACGTATCTCTGCTGGTTCTGCATAAACAAAAGAAGCCGTTAATATCAAAGCCACGGCTACTACTAAATAAATCTTTTTCATGTTACCTCCGTTAAATTTTTAATTTACTGCAATCTTTTAATCCCACAATAGCTCTCTTATAAAGTAATTTATTTATCTGTCTTTTCTTTCTTGGTGTTATGTGTGTTATTTTTATTTTAGCGTGTGTTTTGTTTACAAGTCTTTCTATGATTTCAACGTTTTTATTCTCTGCGTGAAACGTCTTATTTTTTACATAATACACCTTATCGTTATTTACAAGAATTGTTGTTTCATATCTTGGATCTCTCCAAAAAAGTAATATTGCTTGTATAAGTCCTCTGAAAGAATGAACCGGAATAAATATATTGTATGTTAATGTTTTTTTAATTGGGCTTGTGCTGTCGTATGTTTCAAGATTTGATTTGATTAAAAATATTCTTAGAATAAGGACGCTGTATATAATACTTGGTATAGACAAGAAATATATATTGTAAATTTCAAGAGGGTTTAATATTAGAATGAAAATTTGCCATGATATTAACATGAAAAGAAGTGTTTTTAGTTTTAGTCTTTCAAACGGGCAAAAATGATAACAGAATAGTAAGGCGCCTAAATATTGTAAGTCTTGCTTAATACAATATAGGTCTGTCCATGTGGTTTTAAAATCAAGGTTAAATAAAAGATCATATAAGTTTAGTATATATCCTGACAACATCAATAAAACGTATACTATTAGTTTAATATCTCTTTTTTCTTGGCTTAACTTTTCCATTGCCACTCCCGGCGTTTACCTTCTTTGGTGTTTTTTTACTTTCTTTAGATTGTGTTTTCTTTTTCGGCATTTATTACACCCTGTATACTTTTAAATTTATCATCCCTTAAAGATTTAAACCAATCGTGCATATCGTCTACTTTTGGCTTAATGTCCCCGACTGCTTTGATAGCTTCATCGCTTTTTTTATCTGCTTTGTCTGATGTTTCTTTTATAGTATTAATCTTTTCAAGATGGAGTTCAAATTGACCTCTGTTTTGAAAGTATTGAGCAATTGTAAAACAAGCAATAATAACAAGTGTTCCAAATTCTTTATTTTTTACGATCAATATAACCAATGCGTCCATTAAATACTCCGGTCATTCGCAGCTATCAAGTTCATCTTGTAGGTACGAGAGCTTGTTTAACCACTCCCACACCTCTCTATCTGTTTGTGCAATATTATCAAGCTTTTCGCTTACATTTTCTGTTGGAATTGGGTAAGCAGGGCAATTACTTTTTTTTGTTGCGCATCCCATTACAAGGGCGATCAACAAAAGGCTTACTTTTAATTTCATTAGAAACCCGCTTGGATTTAATGACTTCATTTTTTTCCTTTATTGCCGTTTTTAACTTAGCTGCTGTGGCTCCCCACTTCCAAAATGCAAACAACATAAACAAAAAAGCCCCAATCTTTAGAATTAGAGCTTTCATTTTTTCGGTGTTAATAGTCTTTTAAGTGCGCTTAGTCCTTCAACAAAATACCCAGCCCATTCATCATCTTTCTTTGTCTTTGTTAATTTTGCAACGCTGACAAACAATACTGACAATGTTGTTAATACTCCGATTATTGCTATATAATTAGATGTTAACCATGTGATAAGCTCTTTTACATTTTCCATAATACCTCCGGTTAATAAGATTAAAACGTAATATTAGGTTAGTATAATTATTTATATTTGTCAAGATATTACATAAAGCTGTTTACCGCAGCACCCCACCATCCGAAGACTAAGTCTGAAAATTCTTCATATTTGATCGGATTCGGTATTACCTTAACTATCTTATTCTTGGTTTCTTTCAGCGGATTAAAAGGCCACATTGTTATTTTAGTAACACGTCGCCTACGCCTCCAAGTTAGCACCTGTTTTTTTGTCTGTGCCAAAATTCTAAATGGGCCTGGTGATGTGCAATATGGCAAATCAACTACTACTATGTAGCTAAAATTACCGCACACATCTTTGTATTTTTTTTCTGATAGTTGATCTATCTCATATTCTCTCATGATACACCTCAATTTAAATATTTAACTTCATTGTTTTTACTAATAAAGTTGAGATAATATTTCTTGATAATACGGTCTTTCTCTTCGTCTGTTAGGATAAGTATAACATCCTCTACCTCTTTTGTTATATTAGCGTTTAATAGTCTTCTTCTTGGTTCGTCTCGTCTGTTTTCCATGGCTACCCCTAAGTTATTCTAAATAACTATAATGATTACCGTCCAGTTTACCAAAACGGCCTCCCCATGTGCCGCCGATACTTTCCCAATACTCTCCCAATGGTTTATGATTCTTTGTCTCTGTAAGATATACACCATCTTTAAACAAATTAAAATCAACTGCAAGCCTTTTGTAATGGAAACTGTTTTCGCTGTGTCCTGTTTTAGCGAAAGTATCGTCGTATGTTAGCTCATATCCGTGGTTATAGGCATATCCAACCAATAAGTGAACCATCCATGTAAAACGCCTTTGGTGTGTGCTTAGATTTTCCATGTAACCCTCCGGTAGTTCGAAGCCTAAAAATTCAATCACAGTTTATATCCTGTAACGTCTTTGTTGTTAATTTCATTAACATTCTTGTTTGCTTGCTGATCTGGCATAATCCAACCGCAAGCCTGTAAACTTGCGGATAACTCAATCCGATTAGCTTTGCGTATTCGGCTTGGGTCATGTTTCTTTTTAGTATATCTTGCTTGATAATATTCACTTTAAAAATTCCCAATTAAAGCCCATTTCTGGGCTTTTTATTAAAATAACATTCCTGATTCTTCTAAATCTTTTAACCCTTTTTCTTTTCTTGCCTCTGCCCATGCAACAACTTCAGGAGAGTTTGAATTATCTGAATAAAAATGATCTTCATTAAACGCTGTTTGAGTTAAAATATAATCGTTTTCAGTTAAGAATAAAACTTTTCTTGTATTCTCTTCTTTTAATTCGGCTTTTAATTCTCTTGTTGCAAATGCTGTGTTTTCCATGTCGTTTTCTCCTTGTTGGTTGTTTGTGCTTCTATCCCTGTCTTGATTAAAGAATAACACAGCTACTTTCATAATGCAAGCGAATAATGAAAATAAATGAAAAAAGATTGATTATTTTACAACCAACGGTTTATACCAAGCTTTCAAGCTCTCTCGCTTCTGCCTTCTTCCCTCAAAAACATCATTCGCGTCAATAGTTTCATTCTCAATAAGTATATCAACAACCGTTAGAAGATGCCCGATTTCGTGAGCCAAAGCCTTTCTATTTACGGCTAAATTTTTCGGGTGGAAGTCGTCAAGGCCAAACCTCATGCACTTTGACTTTATCCTGCCGATCTCGTTCGCTTCTTCTGCAAGCTGTTCGAGATTTGTTGCTGTGTTATTATATTTCTCTTGTTCCTCCACTCTACTCTCCAGTAATCTCTTTAAGTTTTAGTGTTAATGCGTTGGCCTGTGCTATTTTTGACTTACAATCATAAGCATTTCTGTAAACGCATACACCAGAATGATATGTTTTAAAATATACGCAACTACCTTGCTCGCTTGAAAAGCATGCAAACTCTATAACACATTTATTTTCTTTAGGTTCGCTCAATTCTTATTCTCCTTTAATTTAGCTTTTTTCTTTTTATTTTCACGTCTGATTCTTTTTAAGTCGAAGTAATCAATCCAACCCGAACCACTATGTTTTTTTGACTTAGACACCCATTTTAAATCTAACTCAGGATATCTTTTTAAAAACATCTTTCTTGAGTTTATAGCCGTTGATGTTGGCATCCCTTTAACATCAACGTACTGGACATAGCCACATAGAAAAGTAACCTTAAAATCTGGTGTGTAGGTGATCGCTCCTATATTACCGAAGATATGATGCTTAAATTTATCTTGTATAATAAATCGTGGTTGCATCTCAAAGCCTTTTATTCCTTTATTTTCAAGGTCTGCTTTGAGTTTTAGATAATATTCACCCTCAGCCTTTGACGGGAATTTAAACCCGTCTATTTCGCATTTTTCAGCGTTTTGTTTGTGCGGCTTTTTCTTCTTCTTTTTAATTCCTGCATCATCTTCCATGTTTTTTTATCCCATATGCTAAAATTGATAGAGTATATAAACCCAAAAACAACCTTGTCTTTTCTTAGAGTTATTCTGTATCTTCCAACTTTCATTTTATTTATCCTCTATTTTATTGCTTTTCACGAATCCCTGGAAGTTTAGCTCAAGAAAAAACGGCCATGGGACTTGCTCAAAATCATCTGACAAAAAATGATGTTCCCAATGGTCGGCGGAATAACGCCTAAACTCTTCGCCATCTTTTATGATTTTAATATAGCCTGTTTCTTGTGTGGCTTTTTGCATTTGCCCATCCTCTATGTCCCCGAAATCAAGTTCGGGAACATGGTATAAGTTGTTGATTTAATAAGGGATATCATCATCTGGTGGGCCTTGAAACCCTTGTTGATCTGTAGGTTGAAAATCATTAGGCGGTTTCTGAAAATTATTTACGGGGTTTTGGTTTTGAACGTAGCCGCCTGATTGTGTTTGATTCTGAAACCCACTGTTGTTCTGTGGTTGCTGTCCTGTGCCTTGCTGTTTCGGCTCGATAAATTCAAATGATTCGATTATCATAACGGTCTTGCTTCTTTTAGCTCCCGTGTCTTTATCTTGCCAAGAGTCGGTTGATATCTTGCCAAAAACCATTACCCTGTGGCCTTTTTGTACCGTATTCAGCATTGTTGCCGTCTTTTTAAATGCAGTACCGTCAATATATAATTGTGTTTCCTTGTCCCCGTATTTTTCTGAACAGGCCAATCCGACTTTACATATTTCCATTCCTTGGCCGGAAAAAGTAAGCTCGGGTTCTCTTGTTAGTCTATACATGTGCCAAAATTTAGGTAATGCCATTATTCTCTATCTCCCATGTCTATTTCAAGATAATCAAGCTTTAAATTTGTAATTGTTGTTTCAACTTCGATATCCCATACCGAGCAAAAATCATTATCCCTGTAAATATGTTCCACTTCAAGAAGTCTTTTAGAATTTTTATATCTAACCTCAGAACCAACTTTCGTGTTCTCTCTTGTGCAAGTCAGCCAGTTCTTCTGTTTGTTTTTACGGAGCCACGCATCAAGATCTTTAATCTCTTGATCTTCTGGACTTCCTGCCATACAGTTTGATGATTTTAAAAGCCCAAACCTTTCTTTCTTCCGTTCATATTCTGTCTGTATTGGTTCTTCTTCAAGGCTACTGCAAAAATATTCATATATAGCATCTTGTATAATAATCTGCGTTATACCCTTCTTTTCGTTGGAAAGGTTATTAAGGTTTATACTTCCTCCGCCTCCTTTTGATGTGAACTGAAGCCATAATGTTTTATTTCCTGATTCAACTGTTGTTTTTAGTTTAAAATTTTTATCCTTCATCCCTTAACCCTCCTATTTCTAAGCATTTTCTTTTGTGCTAATTGCAATAGCTCTGTTTTGAAAGTAACCAGCATAAAAAAATAATCTGGTGGTGTTCTCTTGCCTGATTCCCATTTCCCGACGCATGACTCTGATACTCCAAAGAGCCTGGAATATTCAGATTGCGTCATTTTCCTTTCTGATCTGTCTTTTTGTATTTCGTTCATAATTTGCCCTTTAAGGTTAATTAATTCAATATCTGTATAGTTACATAGTACTTGTACAATGTCAAGCTATATTTTAAACTAAAACAAATATTGTGATCCCCCACTATGCCGTTCCAAACTCTCGTGACCCTGAGCAAGCTTTTTATGCTGGTTATCGTGATAACTGCAATAAGCATGATTACCGTCTGCAATTTTTCTTTTACACCCTTCAACCCAACACTCTTTGCTTTTCGGGATATCAATTTTAGCATCTTTGGCGGCTTCTTCACGGATTCTGTATTTCAGCCCCCACAAATTTGTAACGGTTGCCGGGTCTTCTATCCCGAAAGAAATAATATCATTTCTAATTTTCAAAGCTGATTTTATTTTAAGCTCACCGATTACACACTCTAAATAATATTTATAGCCTTTTGACTTTGCGTATTTTTTAAGAGCTGATTTGTTTTTCTTTAATCGGCTATCGAATAGTTCATATATTTCTTTCATCCTTCCCTCTCCTTAATAATTTTAATTATTTATCGTTGTTTGAGTACCTGAAATAATGACCTTGCCACTTTAAATCCTCAATCTTTCCGGTTCTTCCGCGTCTTGTTTTTGCAATATATAAATCAGCAAGCTCAAATCCATCACCTTCAGTCCCTTTAATGTTTTTCACAGGTACATCAGGAAATATTATGATATCTGCATCCTGTTCAATACTTCCCGCATCCCTCAAATCTGACATTTTTGGTTCACGCCCCTCCCTTTTTTCGATATTACGGTTAAGCTGAGACAAAACAATTACAACACATTTAAGCTCTTTTGCTATCATTTTACACATTCTTGTTATCTCTGCCTTAGCCTCCTGCCCTTTAACATTCCAGCCTTTAATTAATCCTAAATGATCAATAACAACATACTTAATATTGTGGAGCATCTTTGCTTTTTTCGCTCTACTGTAAATTTTCTCAATAGTCAGGTTTGCTGTGTCGTCAAACTGTATCGGCATTTCTGATATTTTTGACGATATCTTTACAAGCCTATCCCAAACTTCAGTGCCTTTATCAACTTTCAACTGCCCCTGAAATAAATACTTGCCGTCAACCGATCCAATATCACACATCATGCGTCTCATTAATTGACGTTTTGACATTTCGAGGCTGAAAATAATACCCGGCTCACACCAAAAAGCAAAGTTCCTTACCCAATTCATAACAAGTGAAGTTTTACCAGCCCCGGGTCGCCCCGCAACAATCACAAGCTCTTCAGGAGTAAAACCGTTCAACCTATAGTCAAGCAGTCTTATCCCTGTTTGAATACCATACACTTTTCCGTTCTTGGCTTCCTCTTCAATCTCTTCCATTGTTTCACTTACAAGATCAAAAGCATTAATAGGTTCACTGATTTCAATATCGACTATTTTAGATTTAACCTTTGTATCGATTTCCGATGGATTTAAGCCACTTTTAATCATTTCTAAGCCGTTAGTATACGCCTGATACATTTCACGTCTTAATCGGGCACTTTCAAGCGTATTATAATGCAATTCTAAGTTTACCGCTGACACAGGTGAGTCAATTATTCTTGTAAGCTCTGCAATTTTCATTTTTCCGGTTAATTTTTCAACTAATGAAACTAAATCAGCTTCAGCCCCCGAATTTAATATTTCTTTTATTGCTTCGAAAACAAGTATTCTTTCATTTGTGAATTGGGTTGAATTAAATTCTGTCTTGAAGAAGTCTTCATTCTCGAAAACAAAACTTGCTAATACTGTGTTTTCAATTTCTGATTTATAAAGATGCTCTAACATTTCTAATCCTCATAAGTTGCGTACATTTTAGGTTCTTGTTTTTTCTGGTTTTTCTTTTCCCATGTCACAATAGCAGACTTCCATTTTTTCATTTTGTTTTTCCCGATCATCCAATCTTTAGATTCGTAGTGATGAAAAAATACTTCAGGGTCAATGTTGTTTTTTCTTTCAAGGCAATAAGTTCCTATTTCTTCTATCGTTGGTTTTTTAAACCGCTTATTGTCTTTTTCTTTTTCTTCTTCTTTTTCTTTGTCTTCTTCTTTGTCTGTATCGTCACTTTCCGTCACGTCTGTTCCGTCACCAACGGTCACGTGACCGTCACCAATTAGCAATTTCTCTCTATATTTTCTCGAACTCTCTCTTGATATTTCCTTTGCCTTCTCTATTCTTTGCAGTTCTTGGTGCTTTTCAAAATTAATTATAAATGTTTCTCCGGTTCCCCACATTTCAATCATTTTAAAACTAACAAATGTTTTTAGGCCGAGTCTAACCGTATTAACTGGAATATCAAGCTCAACAGATAATGCTTCATCTGTGAATGGTATCCCCTCACCTATTTCCAACATTCCAGCCCTACCTGACTTCATACCTAAACATAAAAGACCTATCCATAAAATAAGAAGGCTGTCACCTTCAGGAAGTTTTCTTATCAACTTTATTTTAGTATCATTCATAATGTTTATATCGAGTTTAATAAAAGATAGGTTCATATTAAAGATATCCTTTTTCTTGGGCGTCAACTATGTCAATAAAATTTTCACATTCTACATCGTGCTTATCGTAATCATAACAGACCATTATTTCTTTTATATTATTCTTAAAAGAAAGGCTGTTTAGTGAATAACACATTTTATTTAAACATATTCCCATTGAGTTAATATTATATTGGTATACACTTAGATCTGTGATTGATTTTACAGCAAGTTCAAATAGCCCATCGTTCGATATTCCACCTCCGATTAAATACAACCCCCACTCAGAAACCTCAACGCCTGAATGCTCACAATATTCTTCCATTGCGTTTTTGTATTTAAAAATTTGAACAAGTGCGTTTTTATCTATACACCCTTTTTTTAATTCGTAAATATCTACTTGTATAAAATCTTCTGGACCGTCATTCCCGATTGTTATTATGTCTGCTACTCCAAAAGGCCCGAGGCTGAATTGTCGCAAGCACGTTTTATGATCGCTCCCAATATCTTCGAACCCTTCGAAGGTTTGTTTGCCGGATAGATGGTTGAAAATCATAGCTTCTAACTTACGTTCACTTATTTCAAAATCGTTTTCCATAATATATTTTCCTTTGACTTTTAAGCGGAGGTTTGATATCTTGAGGTTACTACACGACAAAATATCTTCTCTCCTCATGGTTTAAGCCCTTATTAACGTAAGGGCTTTTCTTGTATTATTTTATAACCAGCCTTACCTAATGCTTTTTCCAAGAAACACATACCCACGTTTGTTCCTAACCACTGAATTATAGTTGCGACAATAACTGCGTCTCTTTGTGTAATAACGAAAGAAAAGCCTTTTATACTCCAAGAATTGTGAACTCTTTTGTCCGATGTAATAACCATTAAATCCTGCAAAATTCCAAACCCGTGGCTTATATATGATCGCTTTTTGTTTAAATCTTCCCAATCGTCTGCCAATGTTTTTTCAAGAATATTATGCTTTAACCTCTTTCGCTGTATGCCTTTGTGCTTTATATTTTTAATTATAAACATTTTATTTATTCTCCGTGAAAAACCGATACATATAGTTTTCAGTCCACGCCTTCCCTAATAATGTAAAGGTTCTTTTTTTGTTCATCCACGCTGCTATTTCTGAAAACGTGGCTCCCTGGTCGCGATACTTTTTAATTTCTTCTAAAAGGATCGGTTTCAACTGGCTTTTGAATATTACTTTCTCACTCATGGGTACGGGTTTCCTTTTTAATTAAACGTTAATCATATCTTACTTTACGCTTACAATATAAAAATGTCAAGCTGTTTTAATCAAGATTATTTATATTTCTTGAAACACTCCGCAGAACAATAACCTTTATTATGGTTTGTCATGTTGTCGCATCCCATCCACGCTAATTTTAGACTTTTTAACAGTAATTGTATATTCAAGATCACCGCTTTCAGTTCTAATTTCAACTGGCTTCCCAAACTTAACAACATGCTCAGATACAGCGACAAGAGCTTCGATAGTCATTTCTTGTTTACCATTAGCCCAAGTACCACGCTTTAATACTTTGCCACAAAAAATCAGGTTTGTCAGTGGTGATACGTGCATTTCAAGCTTTCCTTTCATTTTAACACCTCCGATAAATCGGTTAAATATTCTATTTCTTCCATCTGGTCCATCATCTTTACTTTGTTTAATTGCGATATTGATCTTTCGATAACTTGTATTCTCACACGGTTTTCCCGAACGTGATCGGATAAAGTAACGGTTGCTATTAAATTACATAGCAGTAGAAAAAATGTTAGTATTAATAAGCCTCTCATTTTATCACCTATAAATTATATTGTTTTTGTCTTCTGCCACGCTCAAAATTGCGCCATTAAATAAAACAAGAAACGCGCTCAATAAAAACCAGCCAAGAACTATGTCTTTTTCCAAGCATTCGATTATTCCGGCTGAGAATCCTAATTCGGTTATTGCGTAGATTATTATTTTTAAGTTGTTCATTTTTTCTCCCTATTTATTTTTATTTATATATAAATAAGCTGATGACGTAGTATTACAATTAGGATATCCATACTCAACCTCAGCGTTCCACCTTGCTTTTGCTGCATCAAGCTTTGTTTTATAAGTTCCAATATATATTTGCTTTAGATTAACAGTAGCGGTTACAATCCATTTACCAGTTTTAACTTTATGCAAAACACCTGTAATACCAGACTTATTATTTTTGTTCATCTTTGAATTTCTAATATTGCATTGGTGGGTTACTTCACGAAGGTTATTAATCCAATTATGGTGAGGAACTCTGTCAATATGGTCTATTTCGTTTTCAGGGAAATAGCCATATTCGTAAAGCCATGCAAGCCTATGTGCTAAATAAGTCTTAGGGCCTAATATTATATAAAAATAGCTGTCATTATGCAAACATCCTGCTGGACAACCAATTCTTGCATTAGGTCCACGTGTTTTTTTATTTATAAAAATACCTGTATCTTTATTATAAACCAACAACGTCTTTAAATATTCCTGTGTCAAAATTCCGCGCACCTTCGCCATATTGCCTCCATTTGTTCGGTTTTTTAAATTGCCAATATTGGCCTAACAATTTTAAATCATTCCAGATTCTTTCCAAAACGATCTCATGCTTTTTCGACTTTTTACGTTTACACTTTCTTTTTCAGCTAATCCCGGCATACATATTTTCGGGAAATAAGCCAGTGCAATATCACGAGCCGTTGACCGGGAAACTCCGAAACGTTCTCCGGCTTGTTGATAGCTTTCGCCGTTTAAAACGTAGGTGGTTAGTTTCCATTTATCTGTTGTTTGAAGGTGTGCCATTAATCTATATCCGTGAAAAGGTCTGCTATTGCTATTGCGTGCTCCATTTCTTGGAAGTCGTCACACCACTCTAAATAGGGGCCGGAAATTTCGCACCCGTAACCTCTGCCGATTATATTTAAAGGGCATTTTGAGTCCGGTTGACACTTAACCATTCCTTCCGCAGATTCCGTGCTATAATAATCACATGCGAAACACTCAGTAGCCCTGTTTGTGTTTCGCTAAATAAGAGTAACTTTTTTCTACATATCCATTCTCAGCAATATCATTCCACATTTCAACACATAAATCATGCGCTCGTTCTCTTGTTAATTTTTCCATTTTCAATCTCCTTTATTTAAGTGTTGGGGCTCGTTAATTTATTTATCCAAGCTCTTTAAAGTTTTAACACCGCATCTTAAAAGGCTTCTATAAATTTCAAAATGCTCTCTTTTTATTCCAAGATTTACCGCAAAATCTATATCCATTTTTAACCATTCTTTATTTGTTCTGTATTCACAGCCTATTTTTGTTTTTTCTGCCTGAATATATAAGGAAAACCCCATCCAGTTAACTGACAATATGCTTTTGGCTCCGAATAAATTGGCTTCGGATAAATTGGCTTCGGATAAATTGGCTCCGAGTAAATTGGCTCTGGATAAATTGGCTCCGAATAAATTGGCTTCGGATAAATTGGCTCTGGATAAATCGGCTCTGGATAAATTGGCTCTGGATAAATTGGCTCTGGATAAATTGGCTCTGGATAAATTGGCTTCGGATAAATTGGCTCTGGATAAATTGGCTCCGAGTAAATTGGCTCTGGATAAATTGGCTCCGAATAAATTGGCTTCGGATAAATTGGCTCTGGATAAATCGGCTCTGGATAAATTGGCTCTGGATAAATTGGCTCTGGATAAATCGGCTCCGAGTAAATTGGCTCTGGCATTGACAGCCAATTTTAAACACGCACTGATATTTCCACATTCGCATTCGAAAATAACTAACCCGCTAAATCTGTTTTTAATAACTTGCTTTCCCATATTCTTCTCCTCGGTTAATCGTTAAAAGAAATAAAACGTTTGTTAATGATTTGAGTCTAAAGGATTGATTCTGCATTGTCAAGGATTTAATTCAAATAAACTTTTTTTAATCTTTTTTAACTTTTTAGTTGACAATAAAATCAGTGTATGCAAATATGAGGTAAATCTTAAAACAACAAGGAGAAAATATGCAAAGTCAATTAAAGCAAAAAGAGATCGCTAAATTTCTTAGCGTTTCACCAGGGAAAATCAAGGAGCTTACAAAGGATGGTATGCCACACGTTATTTTAGGGGTAACGCCTCGGTATAATCCTACAGAAGTTCTTATATGGTTAAAGGAGCTAACAAAGAATATTTACACGCAAAACTTCCACTTTGAGCTTGAAAAATTAAAGGTAGGGTCTTGCACTTGTTGCACAACAACACCAGATATAAGCTACCACGTCCCAACGTGCATGTATCGGAAAATTCAGGAATTGATTAATAAAATTTAACCTCAAAAGAACAACGGAGAGAAAGATGAACGTAGAATCAGAGTTTAAAATATGGTTCGACTCCACACAATTCAAAAAGCTTAATTTGTCCAAAGCTGAAAGAGGGATGATGTTGCTTGCCTTTGAGCGAGGGGCAGACAGGCGACTTGACTATGATCGCAAGAACTATAAAATGACGTTAAAAGATGGTGAATAATGTGCTTTTCAAACTGTAGCCACGAAAGAAACGATGGAGAATGTAAACTTTCAGGGACAGATCGCCCCTGCGAAGCTTACAGCGATGTCTTTACGAAGCTAACTCAAGACGAAATAGCAGCGGATTATTATCCAGAGGAAAAAGAATAATGGAACAAAAACAACTAATGACTGAAGAGCAATATAGAAAAGAACGTGGTATAAATTATTCGGAGCTATCAAGATTTAATGAAAGCCAAGATCATGCGTTATTACCATTTAAGCACAAGTCATATTTTGAGATAGGGAAAATGTTTGAAACTATGCTTCAGGATGCTTGTATTGGTACAGAAGATTTTGCAGATAAATATTTCCTCTGTGAAATTTCCGCAAAAATGCCGGATGATTTAATATCGTTGATTGACTCTGGCATTAATCTTGAGGCTGAAATCAGATATAACAAGGACGGTGAAACAAGATCTGGAACACACAAAACAAGACACGCTTTTATTGATGCTTGTTTAGAACATAAACCCGGCCTTTATCCTGTACCTGTCTTTATGAATGACATATTGCTCAAGTTGGTTGAAAATATGCTAAAAATGGAAGTTTTAGGCACTACAGTGTTTGAAATTCTTTCTAAATCACAATGGCAGGTTCCGGTATTTTGGGAGAAAGACGGTATTTATAAAAAAGCCTTATTCGATTGTGTATATCCTTTTGAAGACTCGACTTATGTTTTCGATGTTAAAACGGCTGCAAACCAAATTCAATTCAACCAAATGGCTCAGAAAAAGTATTGGGTTCAAAAATTCCATTATACTGAAGGTGCTGAAGCCGAATGGGGTAACGTTCAATGCTTTACTTTTTTAAACGCCTATAAAGAAGCACCATATTTATGTGAGCCTGTTAATCTTGAAGGTGATATGGGTTTTGAATATGATACTTTATGCCGTGATTATGTAAATTGGTTGAAAGCCGGAAAACCTGCAAAGGGATATTTACCTGAAAGAAAAGTTTATCTTTACAAAAAATAAGGAGCGAGATGATGAAAAGCGAAATGACGATTATTGAAAGGCCAGTAAATGAAATTGTATCAATAAATCCTTATGATAGAATGGTTGAGCTTGCGCTAAGTTCAGATGTTGGGATTGAGAAGCTTGAAAAACTACTTGAACTTAAAGAAAGGCACGAAGCTAATGAGGCTCGAAAGTCTTATAACGTAGCTATGTCTGAATTTAAAAAACAATCTTTGAAAATAATTAAAGATAAAAAGGGTCACAATTCTTCTTATGCTACGCTTGCAAACATTATTGATGTTGTTACGCCAGTATTGGGAGACTTTGGACTTTCTTTATCTTGGAGAACTACACAGGAAGGAACAAACACAACAGTAACTGCTATAATTTCACACATTGATGGTTACAGTGAAAATACTTCCCTGACTCACGGACTTGAGACAAGCGGAAATAAAAGTAATATACACGGGCTTGGCTCTACGATATCCTACCTTGAAAGATACACAGCGAAAGCCATTCTTGGAATTGCTGAAAAAGATCAAGACAATGACGGTCAAGTTATACAACCAAAAGCAAACCCGATTGTGCTTTCAAAAGAGTTTAAAGATTTGATGGAAACAAAAAGCCTCTTTCCTGATTTATACGATAAAATGATTTCTAACTATGGTGGTGAGCCAACAACAAAGCCTGATTGTATTATTGCCAACGACTACATAAAATCAATTGTTGACGTTAAATAAACCAATGGAGGAAATATGAAAAAGCCAATACAAAAAATATTCATAGAGTTTTTAAAGCGCGAGGGTGTTTTTGATGCTTATGTTCGTAATTGGGATAAAGATTTTAGCACAAAGCCAATAAAAAAGCCTTACAACTATATTTTACAAGCTTTTGATTGGGCTGATACAGGTGATCTTTCAATGTGGAATACGATTGATAGTAATTGGGCGCTGTATTTGTCTAAATATAAATATAAAAAAGACCCTTGCAACTATCACACACGATGTCACGACTGCGGGCGGTTTGTTAAAAAAGAATTGTGGGTTAAGAAAGATCACCACTTTAAACATCACGCACTTTGCTGTGAATGTCTTTCAGGATATGACGAGGTTTATTAATGAAAAAACCAGTACCAATTTTCAAAGGAACCCCAAAAAACGGTATAATGTCTATAAACAATATCGGGCAATGGACAAGATATCTTCAAACGATGGAAGGGGTTGAGTGTGATATCACGGTTACTAAGTATCGAAAAAAGAGATCGCTACCGCAAAACGCATACTTCCACGGTGTCGTTTGCGTGATACTTGGTAATCATTGGGGGTATGATGTTGACGAAGCGCACAGCGCAATATGTACTGAATTTCTGACTGTATCTGAAGAGGGTAAGCCTGACTATGTTCGATCAACTACAGACCTTAATACAGAAGAATTTAATGATTTTCTTGAGCAAGTAAAGATGTGGGCCTCACAATATTGGGGCGTGTTTATACCGGATCCTGAAAAAGTGGATTATTAATAGAAGACTAAACCCCCGCGTTTTGCGGAAAGGATTGGTGATTATGAGTAACCACAATATAGATAAATTATCAATTATTTGGGACAAAAGACAAAAAGACTTTGTTTTTAAATATCCAAGGCGGTGTGACGGTGCGTTAATAGTTAATTATATTCTTTCCAATATTCTTGAACACGATATGAATTCTAAGAAAGAATATCCATTTAATTTTAAAACATTTTGCCTTAAAGATGAACTTGAGCTAAGAGGTTATGACTTAACAACACTAAAGTTCAGCATAGAGCTAAAAAAAGAGAACAGTATTAAAGATAAATAGATCTTACGCAACTAAGCAGTAATAGGAGGATGTTATGAGTATTTCTGACAGAGCAAAACAAATAGCCTTGATATTGTACCCTAAAGATTTTGTTGAGGTTGGTTCTATTAAGGGTTTTAGGATTGACAATAACGCAGGGAGGAGGGCTTGTGCTGAGGATGTAGCAGAACATTTCTTAAATGTTTTAAATGATGATAAAACAATTGAATATGTTATGCGTGCTTTTTACAGAAGAGAACACGGACACGAACCAGACAGCAGTGATTTTGTAAGGCTAAAGGCTATGATGGGTACGTCACTTTTAGCGTATGAACAACAACTTAAAGGTAAATAGATCTTACGCAACTAAGCAGGGGAGAGAGAAATGATAAAAATATCTGAACATTCAAAGCAGTTGATAAAATATCAAGAAAAATTACTTTATTACATAGACCGTGAGATTAAATTTAAAGAGATTTATGACAAAGCCAACAGGCTATTGGCCGTTATCGGCGCAGAAGGTGAGATTCACCCTCAAGTCGAAGTTGTAGAAGACCTTATGTCTGCTCTGTTTACTTTCGATGGTGGTACATGGGAAACTGAAAAGATGTTCCTTGAATATGAAGAATAGATTTTAACTAAGCATGGGGGAGAGAAATGGAAACCGAAGAGATTGAACGACTATTTAGCATGGATGAGTTTGAAGAGGGTGGTATTGACCGAAGTTGGACGGGTGACAATGCCGTACAGGGTATTTTAATTATAGCGAAGTACGTTGATTACATGAAAGAAGATATTATATGCGGTGCTTCTCATGATGAATTTTATTCTGTCGATTTAGAAACGTTGGTTAAAAATGAGATAACCGATACAGATATCAGAGAGCTTGTGCGTTTAAATTGGACGTGTTACGAAGGATGTTTGAAGTGCTTTGTTTAAAGAATAGATTTTAATGGAGGTAATTATGATAACCCTAAACGATGAACAAATAAAACTTACTGAGAAAATACATAAGACTTTTAACCCGCAACCGAAACCCGGGAAAGATCACGTTAAATTAAAAGGCGCTCAATACGTCAAATTAGCAAATAAAGTGTTTGACCGTGATGGTTGGGAGTGTATTGAATGTGGAACGTCTCAGAACTTAACTTTAGCGCATAGAATCCATAAAGGAATGGGCGGCTCTGCGGGGCCAGGCGACACGATGGATAATTGCCAGACTCTTTGTATGCAGTGCCATATAAATGAAGAAATGAATATTAACGGTAAGCTAAAGAGGTGAATATGTATTGTGAATGTGGCTGTGGCCAAACAACACCTATATCAAAAAGAACTCGCTCCGGTAGGGGAATAAAAAAGGGAGATCACGTAAGATTTATAAAGAATCACCACATAAGAAAAGGTGAGGGCCACGAATGGTGGAATGGTGGTAAAGATCTATCGTCAGGGTATATAAAGATAAAGGTCGATAACCATCCCTTTTCTGATAGGCATGGATACGTTAGAGAACATAGACTAAAAGCAGAGAAAGCACTTGGCAGATATTTAAAGAAAATAGAAATAGTCCACCATGTTAATTTAATTAAAACCGATAATGAGAATAAAAACTTAGTAGTGTGCGAAAGCCAGGGATACCATAAGCTACTCCACAGAAGAAGTCAGGCATTGAAAGAATGTGGAAACGTCAATTGGTTTAAGTGTAGTTATTGCCAGGTATATGACTCACCTGAAAACTTATTTGTTTATCCAGATAATAAGTCTGGATTCCATAGAGATTGTGCCAATAGATATAATAGAAATAAAAGGAGGTGGTAAAGGCCCGGGTGATGTAGAATCAAATTGCGATTGCAAATGTATGTCTTGTCATGATAAAGAGGAGAGGCATTTAGAAGGAAAATTTAAGAGGTAGCGCAAACACGTAACTTAATTAAATAGGATACGTAATTTTTAAAATTGGAAATAAAAGTTGTTTGCGCACGTAGTTTAATTTAAACAAAGGAGACGCCATGTAAAACCATCAGCTTTAAAGGCTGGTTATACCCACAAAAAAGTATTGACTAAATCTCAAAATTTAACGATCAAAACGATCGCGTCAAAAAGAAGGCTTTTTTGTGGGTATTGCAAGCTTTTAAATTTACAAGTCAAAAGGTGCTGTAACAAATGTATAGTGGACTACAACCTTAACAACTCCCGCTGTAAAGTTTCCACCATTAGCCGTTAATATAATTGATTGATTAGCAGGGTACATCACAGGCGCAGTGATAGTCCAATTATTATTGCTTGTTGTGCTGTTTAAAGCGATGTTACGAGCCACACCGTATCTATCTGTATCGGTTGCTATCCCTATGTCAAAATCTGTCGCGCCTGTTATGGCTGTTGTCACCCTTGTACTTACTCCAACAACCGTAGCACCTGCCGGAATTGCGTTTGTAAACGTACCAGTAGCGCCTGATAGTGTCAACGCCCCCTCTATCATCCGATCTTCAATTCTTGAATTTGCAATTAATTTGACGGATGCAGCAAGGTCGTAATCTGTGCCAGTAGTTATCGACACAAAATTATCTTTGCACCTTACGGTATCACTTGAAACCCTGATGCCGTTACCCGTAAAAGTTGCAAGCCCTTCATAGACGTTATTATTATTTACTATTGCTAACCCTGTTGAAGACGTGTTTCTTACAACAGCTATGCCCTCTAAGCCGTAATCTCTAACATAGTTACCGCTAACTTCAACGTTAAAATGCCCGTCAGCTTCGCAATAAATCCCCCTACTTGTCGATGCGTGTTCAGCTATTATACTATTATTATTAATCCTGTAATCTGTTAATATAGGCATTTGCGTTGAGTCAGTCCAAATACCACCCGCGCAACCCTTTATTATATTTTTGGATATGCTCACATTCGATGTTGTCGTATCATCTGTTTCGGGCTGTATTAGCACCCCATATAGTAGAGGGGTAGAACCAACACTTTTGATAATATTATTATCAATTATTGCGTCTGAGTAATCTGGGTATGTTGTACCCTCTATTGTAATATAAACATATAATGCTGCTGTTCCATATGTTGCATACGAATCAACCTCTATAAGATTGTTTTTAATTTCAATATCTTTAATGTAGTGATTTGCACCGTTTTCGTTTGCTGCGCTTGCTCTTGCTACGTTGTACATAGATGAACGCCCATAACATTTATTGTTTGTTATTTTTATTGCTCTTGAGTAAGATCCGTTTGTTTGGTCTGCTGACTCATTTTCAATATCAAAGCTACCCAATGCTGTCGCAAGAGCGCCTGTTGTTGCATTATCGACTATGTTATTATCAATCGTTACGTTAAAACTATCACCTGCGGCAACGGCCCAACGCCCCATGTCTTCGAAATAGCAGTTTTTAACTGTAAGCCCATCGACACCGAAAGCAAATATCCCATCGCCAAACTTATCAATACCCGCTTTATTTGATCCAGTTCTGTAAAATTTACAATTATCAATTAGTATATTTTTACTTCCCTTATCTTCCCCACCGTTGTCAAGTAATACGTCAGACCCGACGGTGCTTTCTCCGAAGACTATAATCCCCATATTCATACTTACATTAGCAGGAGTCGCCGATACAAGATTAGTTCTATTGCTGTCTAAGCTTAAATCTCTAACAGTAATATTATTACACCCACCGAAGCCAAGTAATGCTCCGCGTATATAATCTGACCCTGTTGATGTTTCAAGTCTTTTTAGTGTCGTCCCGTTGCCGTAAATAACAATATCGTCAACATCGTTTATGCTCACATAGTCTGTTATATAAGTCCCACCAGATTTAAATATTACCGACTCCCCGAAGTTCAGCAACAACCTTAACTGCGTTGTGTCATCTACGGCATCGCTAAAAACACCGAATTTTTCAGCCTGGATAGGTGGATTGTAAATCCTGATAAAACGGCCTGTTGTTATTGCCGTGGGTTTTATTATTGAAAAAGTATTATCCGATACTACATTGTCGGCATCCCAATAAAATTGGTCTCCACCTCCATCAGAAACAGAACTGTAACCCAATAGAGTATAGACATCGCCGTCAGCCGGAGCTTCTGTAACTGCTCTCATTTCTGCTAACGTATCAAAAGAGCTTAGAGCTTCAAGTTCTGCGTTTTTTGGGACATAATATTTTTGGACTCCTGAGCTATCATCAATTCTTAAAGAGTAAGAACCGTCAACCATTATTGTGACAGGCGACCCAAGATATAATGGTATGCCTCCCGAGCTTGTCGTAATTGGTTGTGTCACTGCAACGGTTGTTCCGTCTTCTTGTAATACGCTTATTGTTTTCTGATTTGCTGGCACTTTCGGGTCTGTGTCAACTTCACCTACGTAGATATTTGCAAGGCTTAAAGCTCTGCCTATCGACGGATTTGCGAAATACTCAACTGATAGGTTTACCCTATTTAATGCAAAAGAACTTTGAACTAAAACAAGTAATATTATTATTGAGCATAACGATTGTTTGAAAAACTTTTGCATTATTTTTGCTCCTTTTTAGGTGTGGCCTGTCTTAACCCATTAATTATCATATATTTGCTTAAATCTGAACTAACTTTTTTGGTATTCGGGTTTTTCCTTGCGGCTCTTATAATAATTTGCGCCAACTCTGGATCATGTAACATTCTTGACACCATATCATTTGTTGCTTGAACGTTTAAATTTTTAAATGCTCCAAGTCCAAGTTTTGCAAGTTTTGCAGCATAGCTAACACCTGGGGTATGAGAAACTATTGTCCCTAAAATATTAGCAATTATATTTCCCTTTTCGGCTGTATCTGAGCCACCGCCAATAGGTGCTTTTGCAGTCCTGTTTTGCATTTCTATTGCTTTTTCCATAGTTTGCAGCGCTTTAATTTTGCCGGGTTGCCCTCGATATAAAACCGCCATAGCTGGTTTAAATCTACGCATTTGTTTAGAGAGTGTTGCATTGCTTAAAACTTTGTCGTCTTTTATAGACTTTGCAGTAGTTTCTGCTGTTTCATACATAAAATTCTTAAATGAGTTTTCAAGTGCCCGGGTTGCCTTCTTATTACCTTTCATTCTCTTCATAAGGTTCCGCATAATTTCGCCTGTGTTTTTTGCGCTTATGCCTTCACCGCCTGAAAAAGCTCTTGCTATTGCGTTTTGCGGATCTGAATCTAAAAGTTTTGCTGCAATAGAATCATTGAATTTATTTTGCGCTTTCTGAGCGTTGAACATTGAGCTGTGCGCTGACTCTACAGAATCAAAATA